TTATCGCTTCGTGGTCCATCTCGGCAAGTCCGAATCCGTCTGCGAACCTTACCTCGCTTAGCTTTTCGGCGACTGCTGCGAATGTCGTAAGTGCCACAAGCCCGCCGCCAATCAGTCCGGCCGGCGTCAACAGGCTTCCGATAAAGCGGAATGCCGTTCCTGCCATCATCATTCCCGGGCCCGCCATAGCCAATGCTTCCGCACCGGCTACAAGTACGCTGAATGATCCGTCGTCCATACTGGATATGCCGTCTACGATACCGCCGACTCCTTCAAGGACGTCCGACACCTGGACGGACAGTTCCTCTCCGACAAGCTGTTTCAGACGTTCTACCTTACTCTCAAACGTCTCGATCCTGCCGTCCAGCGAGTCCATCATGGTCTCTGCCGCGTACTGTCCGTATCCTGCTGCATCCCCGCCTTTCATGGCCTCGTACAGGCCGTCATAGCCCTCTGACGCGCTCCGCAGCAGCGTCAGCGCCTCCGTTATAGTTCGCGTCGGGAAAATGGCCGATAGGATCTGCAGCGCGTCCTGATTACGGTCTATGTTGTCAAAGCCGCCTGCAATATCCCCAAGAGCAAGATGCAGTTCGCGGTATGTATCAAGTACGCTTTTTAAGTTGCCCTGTTCGTCGTAGGCGCTGAATCCGTGCGCTGCAAGGGCTGCATTCGCCGCTGCAAGTGCCTCATCATCCAGAAGCCCCGCGGTTTCCTCGCTGGTCGCTCCAAGCTCTGCGATCACGTCCTGCGCTTTCTCAGTCGGTGCAACAAGGCGCAAGATGGAGTTTCTGATCAGTGTTCCCGCTTCGCTTCCGACGGATCCGGCGTTCGCAGTTACGGCGATCAGCGTCATAAGCTCCTCGGTGTCCGATGCAAAGCGCATCGTACTTCCCATCCGAAGCATTGCGTCTCCGAACTCCCCAACCGTGCTTGCGCTGCTGTTCGCAGCAAAAGTCCACAGGTCGATAAAGTCTGCCATGTCCTCGAACCCAACGCCTGCTGCGGTCGTGGATTTCACGATGTAGTTCACGGCGTCCGACAGATCCAGGCCGCCTGCCTGCGCGAGCTGCATTGCCGCCGGTATGCCTGACATGATCTGATCTAAGTCCCAGCCCGCATGGGCCGCCTCGGAAATCGCATTCGCAACATCATTTGTATGAAAGACAGTTGACGCCGCCCATTCGGTCGCAGATGCATCGAGCTGGTCCATTGCGGCTGCCAGTTCCTTCGTCCCCCTGCCGTACGTCGTCGACATGGCGACCTCTGCGTCCTTCATGCTCTTTTCGTAGTCCCGGTAAACCCTGATCGAATCTTCGCCGAAACCGATCAGTTTCTGGCTTATACCGTCTACCATAGATCCAAGCTCCATCAGCGTCGCGCCGACCTGCGAAAATCCGTTTCCTGTCCTTGCATTTATGGCTATAATGGTTTCAAGTCTTTGTGCCATAACTTCATCACCCTGTTTCCTGCCGTTTTACAGCTTGCAGATAATTTTCCCTGTCCCGTCCCGGAACACAAAAAAATACACCATGTCGCCCACGGTGTACTCATTCCCCCCGACCGTCCCGATCGGTAATGACATGATCCCGTCCCGGTCAAGAGACGCTACTACGTATCCCTCCGAGCTCACTATTGCAATGCGCCCCCGCTCCACTCCGGCCAGCATTGTTTCCCTCCGGCCTGTGCTTTCCTGCTCCATCCTTACTCCTTTCCTGCTGCGTTACTGAACTGTGCGTATGCAGCGGTTCATGCGTGCGGCTGTAGTCATGTTTACCAGGTCATGTTCCACTTCCCCGGCAATCCATTCTCCGTCCATATCTGTACCACCTGTTATATTGATGCGTTCCAGCGCTGTTTTCCCTGCGTCAAACCCGCTCTGCAGCGTAACCGTTTCGCATGTACGGTTCAGTGCAAGCAGTTTCCCGCGCGCCCAACGGCCCGCCTGTGCATTATCCATAGCGGGATACCTGCTTAAAGTCAGATGCATGTGTCTGCCATCCACCGCCGTATCCCTCGCCGTCGCTTCTGCGTACGGCGTCTTAATGGTCAGGGCTTTATAGGTTGTCCCGCTTCTCGTGTAGCGTGCCCCTGTCTGATCTGCTGCAAGCTCTGCGGTTCTTTTTGCTTCCCGGTCCTGTGCGTACGCGATCCCGATTGCCGCATACCTCCCGTTCACGCTTTTTAAGATAGCACCTTCCAATTCCAGCAAGCGGCTTAAGAATGCGGCGCAGCTTTCATCTTCCCTTTGCAGGTATGGGATTGTGATATTCCCTTCCACTCCGTAAAGCCGGTAATCCATGCCCGTTTCTACCGCACACCCGCGTATAATCTCTTCTATGGATTTCCCGACAAAGCTTCTGTAACCCTTACGTCTTGCCCGGCATGGAAGGGATGTTGCAAATATGCGGAACCTGCCATTCTCCGGGCGTATGGTATTTACATACATTGTCCCGGCTTCATAACCGTTGTGGGTAACGGTAATCACATCGTCCTCGCGCGGTCCCCATCTGTACCAGCCGGCAGCGTTTTCAAACTCAACGTCCAGACTGTCGCAGCGGCACCCGCATGTATCCCTTACGATGCACTTTTTTACCTGCACCATATCCGTGATATCTGTGTTCTCGTAAAAAACTCTCATCCCGCCTGCTCCATATCCTCATTCCCTGCTCCGGCTGCGCCTTTCAAGTACCCGGCCAGTTGCGTTGTACACTTTATAAAAATCTCTGATTCTAAGCTGCATAAGGTCTGTGACGGATGTGTGCGTGATCATTCCTACGGTTACTGCATCCTCGAGATACGCATCCGGCCCGCGTTCGCAGAGGCGGTAAAAAAAAGAGTTGCAAGCTGCACGCCTCCCACTGCATCCGTCATGCCAATGCGTTCAATGATATCCCTGGCATCCGTCTGCTTTGTTTCCTTTGCCGCTGCCGCCGCAAACAGCGCAAGCGCCTGCCTGTTGCTGATGCGGTAGATCTGCGTTGCTTTCGTATCCGAATCCATAGCGTTCGTATAATCCAGGCCGGTAAGCTTCGTAAAATCATAGGCAAGCTCCGTCACATCTTCGCCGCCTGCCCGGATCGGTTTTTCAAGCTTCAGGATCCCCCGTCCCTCTTTGATTGCCTCATTCGCTTCCTGCGCGCGCTGTTTCATTTCTTCGATTCTGGCTTTAAGCTGCTCCTGTTTGTCTTCTGCCCCTGATACCTGCGTATTCTGCTCCATGCCCCTGCTCCTTTCTTCTGATTCGGAAGAAAGGACGGCTCGCCGCCTTATCTTCCGTTATTTCCCGTTTCCTATTTCAGCAGATTTTCGATCTCGTCTGTATAGTTCACGCCGTTATGCTGAATAATACCCGCCATAGCGTCAATCAGCACTTCGACCTCACCATTTACTTCTTTCTCATACCTCAGTACGGAATATTTCTCCGTGCTGCCGATCGGTGAGCCGGTCTCAATGTCGCCCTCCTGCGTGCCTTTATATACACCTGTGATGCGGTACTTCACGCTCTCGTGGTTGATCTCAGCCTGCCCGACATCGTACTGCTGCCTTGCAAGTCTTACCTCGATTACGTGCTTTCCGGGATCTGAGAGGTGTCCGCAGTTTACGCCGTTGTTGTGGTAAATCGTAAATTCCATAGCTTCCAGATGCGTTGTGTTCGGCATGTCGACGTCCATCACCATTCCTGCGGAGCTGATTGTAGACGTGCCGTGCTTCGTTTCCGGCAGCCCGATCTTTGTTACGTCCTCTACCACCCTGTCATTGTCAATGACGCGGTGGTCTGCAACGTTGTTGTATACTTTCTTCGGCATATCTTTCCCTCCTTACTGGTCTCCAAGGCTTGCAAAATAGGTCTCGAAGCCTTTGTCTGTCCACTTCACGTTGGCCGTCAGGCTCTTTGCAAGCGGTGTTGCGGTTACCTCGAATGTGAACGACCAGTCGCCGTTAACAATGTCGCTTCTTGCGTCTGTGGTCATGTCAAGGCGCACTTTCCCGTATACCAGCGCGCCGATTTTAACCAGGGCGTCAAGCCTTTCCTGCTCCTGCGCCCTTATGGACTGCAGGTCATTCACGCTCATTGGCTTGTCCACTGCGGGTGCGCGGCGGTGCTGGAAATCATTGCTGACATAATACAGCATCATGCGGTTCGTCTCTGCCACATTGATCTGCGTCGCGCTGTCCTGGTTGTAGTCCGCGCTATGCGCCCCCATGATCGCCCATCTGCCTCCCGTGTAGGCGGCGCTTGCAATCCCGTTTTTATTCAGCCTGTCATTGATAATGCTGTCATCGTAGATGCGGTTTTTGTATGCCTCTCCCAGATAGATTCCTTCAATCAGCGGGCATTCTGTGTTGCTCGCCGTCATATACGGGATCCCGTCATTTTCAATAAGCAGCTTCTGGAAGTTTGCCGCAGCCAGTACAGACAGGTGATACTTCCTGCCGTCAACGCCCTGCACGAGCGGGTAATATACCGTCTCATTTTCGTATGTGTAGCCGTGTGTTTTCTTAAAGGCTTCTGCTGCGTCAATCGTGACCGGCTCCTCCCCGTCTATGATCGGAAGGTCAACGAACATATAGACGCCCCAATGCTTATTGACGTTCACGCTGTTCTCTTCCATAGCCCTGTGAACCTCCGGGATGGAAGAAAAGCCTGGACACGCGAGGTACTTCGGGATGTAGCCCGTGAGCTGGTATACGTTCTTTACCGCGTACAAGCCTGTATTAAGCCCCAGACCGTCGCTTGCACCAATCACATCCGCTGCGCTTACCTTGCTTGCATCAACGGTCTCATATGTAATCTTTACTGCGGCTGCACCAAGTGCTCCCAGCGTTGTTTCTGTAATGATGATTGTTTTCCTGATGCTGTTGTAGATAATTGTATAGTCCTTCCCTTTTTCCTTCGAAGCAACAACAACGCTGTCCAGAATGATGCTTTCCGCATCCGGGATCGTAATCCTTCCGTTCTCCGGCGTCAGGCTGATATCCCCTTTTGTTTCCGATTTGTGTACTGCCGGATCGAACACGTTGATCAGCACGAGCGGGCCAACCTCTTTATGTTCAAAGTGTACGTACATCGCCTCGCACAGCGTGAATCCTGCATAATCGTCCGAGTATCCGAAGTACCTCTTCGCCTCCGTGATGTCGCTTACTGCAATCGGCACGTTGACATTTTTCGCCCCGCCTGCTACGGTGTTTACAGGCGCTGTGCCGACATAAATAATGGCGTTCTGGCTTTTTCCCGCTGCCTTTGCGGCAGACTCGTCTACGGGGGCATAAGCGCCGTGTTTATATTCAGACATTTTTTCCTCCTTACGATAAAAGCTGTTCGATTGATTGGTTATCCTTTTCATTTGCGTAGCAATTAAAGGTGACATTTACAAACCCGTAATAGATTGGCCTGCGTTCCACGACGTAGTTCTGATCCGTATACAGGCTGTATGTTATGCTTGATTCATCCACAAACAGGTCCGTTTCCGGGATCGCCTTTTGTCCCAGCAGCTTTTCCATGCATTCGTCCATCCAGTCCGTCAACGTAAAAAGGCCCTGCTCCGTCCCTTCCATAATCAGGGACAGGTCAAGGCCATTCCCGTTTTCATCCATGCTGTCAGCAAATCCCGGCAGCCGGATTCCCGGTTCGTATACACTAAATAAGATGCTTA